GATCAATATAGATGCTGAAAACGTAAGACTGTGGGTGAATTCTCACGAGAGACCAGACGGAACGAGGTGGTACTCGTACTCCATATCCTCTTCATCAAAGACAGAGGCAGGAGACTACGTCAACAAGTCGCTCAAGGTCAAGATGACCAGGGATGTGCAGCTGCCGCAGGATCTCGCCAATGGTGAGCTTGCTGATATCAGAGGCTTCCTGTCGAATGAGACATACATGAGCAAGGAAGGCGAGAAGCGCATCGAGCACGTATTTGTAGCCAAGGAAGTCGACTTCCCGAACAGGAGAGTCCTGAAGCCACAGGAGCCGACTGACAGCTTTGTCGCTACAGATGACGCAGTACCGTTCTAAGGAGGCGCAATATGGATAAAGTAGAAAAAGAAAGGCTTATCAGGGAAAAGAGTGAGCAAATTGCTCAACTAAAAAAAGAAATACAGATGCTTAAAGGCACACCAATAGGAACGGCGCTGGAAGAAGAAGAAACTTACCATTTCATACCAGGTAAAAAAATCAGACTGGCAAGTAATCCGTCCAGATTGGAGGTCTGGGACTCCATTGTGGATATCTGCGTATTTCTTCACAGCGTTAAATATGGCACCAGGACCATAAAGCAATTAAAACAAAACGATTTATCTATAGAAGACAGGGCGCTGTCTACAGAGATGGCGAGAGAATTTATCCATATCTGGAATAAATATATGGAGCTTGCATATAACTTCACACCGGATGAAATGGTCCCTGAATATGGTGATAGGGGAGGCGATCCCGTCTACAGATATGAATAGCAAGAACAAGGGCAAGCGCGGCGAGCTTGAGGTCGCGCACCTGCTACAGAGTTATGGATATGAAGCGAGGAGGTCGCAGCAGTACGCCGGCATCAATAACGATGCTGATGTTGTCGGCCTCCCCGGCATACATGTCGAGGTCAAGCGAGTCGAAAAACTTAATATAGATAATGCTATAGAGCAGTCTATCCGGGACGCAAGCTATGGCGAGAAGCCTGTGGTGATCCATCGCAAGAACAATAAGCCGTGGCTCGTCACGATGCCGTTCATCGACTGGATAGAGCTCTACCAGGCATGGGAAAGAGAGGTAGGTAATGGCAAATAGGCAACTGCTTCCGTGCCCGTTCTGTGGCGGCGAAGCGTTCATGCATAAGCGCGGATCGCGATTCGGTCCAATATGTTTTGTGAAGTGTTCAATCTGCGAAGCGCAGACAAAAGCGAAAAGCTGTGGCGAACCTGTCGACAGTGAAGAGTGGGAAGACCCTGCACTTAACGCAGTCGCGAGACTGTGGAACCTCAGAACGCACGAAGAGGTGACAAAATGAGAGACAGTTTTGTTTTTTACGAATCGTTCTATTTAGCAATCTCTGAATTATCGGCTACTCAGCAGGGCAAAATCTTCCAGGCGATATGCAGGTATGCGCTGTATGAAGAGGAGCCTGAGCTGAAGGGCGCAAGTGCCGCAGTTTTCAGGCTTGTCAAGCCTCAGATAGACGCTAATAACAGACGCTATGAGAACGGGAAAAAGGGTGCTGAACACGGCGCGAAGGGAGGGCGTCCCAAAAACCCCAAAGAAACCCCTAACAAACCCCTAAAAAACCCCAAGCAAACCCCTAATGTAAATGTACCTGTACATGTACCTGTAACTGTTACTGATACTGTAAATGGGACTGTACCTGTACATGTACCTACTACTGACAATGCGAGTCGTGGTGGTGGTGAGGACAAATACAGCATCTGGAAAAAACTCACCCCCAGTGATATTGATGCCATATTTGAGGTCTACCCGGACAGCGGAAATGATCTCATCGACATGGTCAATGCGGATGTGATCAAGAAGAAGAAGGTGGTGTCCCACCCCCTCCAGTATATTCTCGGATATGCGGATCACATCAAATGGGATGATAAGGCGGATCACTTCAGTCCGCCCTGGGAGGCGATTTAGTGGACAGACAATGTGAGATATGCGGCTGCCGTTATCCTGAGAGGTGGATGATGACTGTCTTCACCGGCAGGACTCACTGGATATGCTGGGACTGCTACAAGAAGGGGCACGGCGAGGCCGCAGGATTCGAGATCAAGAACAGAGATAAGAAGGAGAAGGAATGGAACAAATGAATGCAGGAATAGTGGCGGAGATCTGCCGGAAGAAACACCAGCCGGGTGCGCTCGTTATGGTCAGTGTACAGACCGATGGAGCGCAGATAAAGAACCCGGCGGCGAAGTTCAACGGACAGACCTTCAGGATAGAGTACAAGCACCAGCCGAAGCCGACTGTGAGACCACAGTTCACTCTTGTGGGATGTGAGTCGGAGTATGGGCTTCCGTACTGGTTTACAGAGGAGCAGCTGATACTGATATGAGTGATTACATCAAGAGAGAGGACGCGATATTCGTAGCGCTTCAGCAACCACTCTATTCAGTGGTGTCACAGATCAAGCAGCTGGAAGGCATCGATATCGTGAGATGCAGAGAGTGTCGCAGACAGAAATCCTGTGTCACTTTTGAAGGGCTGGGTGACTTGGACGGGTACTGTTCGATGGGGGTGCGAAATGAGTAGATACATAGATGCAGATAAATTGGCTATGCACTTGGCTGATTATCAATACTCAATCCCTTATGGGTGCATTGATGAGAGTGCCGAAGATGTGAGTGCGTATATGGCTGTGGGGGAATGTTTAAAGGCTATTGATGAACAGCCGACCATCGACATCGTGCGTAGAAAACCCGTGAAAGGCTATGAGGGATATTATGAAGTCGATATGTATGGAAATGTGTATAGCGTTGAGCGTACTGTCCGAGTAAACGATAACGGCAGAGAGTACGATAAGCCCGTCAAAGAAAGGAAGATGAAGCAAAGCAATCACTCGAAAGGGTACAAGATTGTTCCGCTGACAAAAGACGGGGTAACGAAATCACATTATGTTCATCGGATTGTAGCCGAAGCATACATAGATAATCCATATAACTTGCCGTTCATAAATCATAAAGACGAGAATAAGACCAACAACTTTGTCGGCAATCTTGAATGGTGTACGGAGCAATACAATTCTACCTATGGTAACGCAAGGAAGAAGCAAGCCGATGCGTTAAGAGGTAGACCGCTTTTAGAAGAACACAAGGAAAAGATTAGACAAGGCAACATTGGCAAGCACGGAAAGCCATACGGAGAAAGAGAGGGCGAGTAATGACAGTTAAGGAAGTCCTTGAGAACAGCACTTGCGAAGTGTGGATTACATTCGGGGAAGACCCAAACAGAGAACCGCCTGACATAAAGATTTATTGCAAAAGTGATTGCGAGGAAGAAGAGTGCCTATCAGATTTCGTGCTAAACAAAGAAGTGCATCTGATGACAGTAAAAGACCAAGCGATATTTATAAGTACGAATGGGCTTTAGGCAGACAGAAAGAGAGGGAGAGTGATGATGGATATAGGCAAAGACCTACAAGATGCTTATGAGCGTGGCAGACAAGATGCCTTAAACGAGTTAATGGAATATACATATGCTATGTTGACCGCAGAAAAATTCGGACTACAGCACAAGATAAAGTCAATGATGGCAGACCGCAAGACCGAGCCATTTGACAAGGACATAAATGTCCGTAGCAAGACCGAGCCACAGACGGATTGCTCGTGGAAGTGAGAATGATGACAGCAAAAGAATTTTTGAGACAGTATGAAGAGGCTGATAGGAAGGCCAGGCAGCATAAGGCCGAATATGACAAGGAGCTTGAATTGATAGGGTCGCTCTCTGTCAAGATGGACGGTATGCCGCATGGATCCAATATATCCAAGCCTACCGAGGAGGCAGCTCTCAAGCTGGCCGATAAGGCTCTCACGTGGAAGATGGCAGAGATTGACGCTATACGGATAAGGCAGATAGTTTATGATACGATACACGATATCCCGGGGATAGAGGGTCAGGTCCTGTATGAGCGTTATATCAATCTGCATAAGTGGGAGGAGATATGTGTTCTCGTCCACTATTCATGGCAGGGAGTTCACAAGGTCCACAAGAGAGCGCTCCTCATTGTAGAGAGTAGATTGAAGTAGACACTATAAGGTCTATATAGTATATGCGAGGAAATGAGAACAGCCTCACAGCATCTGCTTCATTCTTTTGAATTCATATTTATCACCTTTCGGTAAGAGAGCCTTCGGGCTCTTTTGCTTTTGGAGG